AACCAGAACCTTGTGTTTCAGTAATTCTTCCTTGATTTACTAAACCAAGAGAAGATTTTCCTTGACCACTTTTTGTTGCATAAAATTTTTGTAAATAATCAGTATACCCTTTTTCGTTTTGAGCTGCTTGAGATAAAAGACCAAGTGGACCTAATCTCAGCATTCGTTGCGTATTTTTTTGTGATTGCCACATAGCTTCAGAAATAGGCATAGCTCCTGTCATTATTCCTCTTGGATCACCAGTTCCCATTGCAGCACCTGTTTGTGCTTGACCCGGAGTATATGATCCGTATTTCATTTTCCATCCTTTAGAAGTTAAAAGATAACTACCACTAGGATTTTTTTTTGCTTCACCAATAGAAACTAAATATTCATTAGTATATTGTGATGCTTTGCCACCAAACATTTCAACATCTTTTATTCTGTCTTTAGAAATTTTACCTGATCCATAAGCAACTCCAGCTCCATATCTTTCTCTATCAATTTTAGATTGTATTTCTTTTTTACCAGCTTTTAATTGTGCTTCATATTTTGCTTGTGCAGAAGATTTTTTTGATTTGTTAAATTCTTTAGTAGTCATCCCAGCTGGACCACCACCTCCACCTTGCTTTCTTTCTGATTTTGTAGTTCCTTGATTACTGCTCATACTTCTTTACCTTCATAAAAAAATCCCTTACCACCAGCTCTACTAAATAAAGAACGAGTTCCTATCATACCTTGAGATTTACGCCACTTTCTTTCTTTTTCTTTTTCAAGTTGTGACTTTTTTGTACGTTCTTCTTCTTCACGCCTTTCCTTCATTTGTCTATCAAGTTCAGGGTCTTTAAGTGCTTCTTCTCTTTTTGGTTTAAATATACCCATATCTATAAATCTATTTCAGAAAACCCCTTTTTTTTCAACGCACAAAATAGTTGATAAGGAGTAAATATCATAAAATGCGTCATTCCTAGTAATCGTTGAACATAACTTACACAACTATGTTCTTTAATCCACGATCCCCATAAACGAGGAATACCAAGAGATTTATCTTCACTTACATTTACCTTTAATATTTTTCCATTAATTTTTTTAATAAAACGAAATAATGCATCTACATCTTTTCCTTCTAATATTTCTACTTGATATTTACCAAATATAAATTCTTGTAATATCCACACATCTTTTTCAGGACAAAAACCAACTACTCCACAATGTTTAAATCCTTTTTTAAAAAAGCGTATAGACCTATGATGGTCTTTACCTTCATAAAAATATACTAACCAATCTTTCTGAGGAAATCCCATGTGCTCTTTTTTGGTTTATTGCCAAATACTTCCCAACCCTTTTTGGCAGTATAACTTCGTTGTTGTCCTTTTCCAGCAATTAAATTTTTTCCTTCTCCAGCTCCCATCATTAAATATTGTAATGCATCGTGAACATGAGAGTATCTATTCTTATAAGGTTTATCATCAAACCTATCTCCAGTAGTTTGTATTCTACGATAGTGATAACCTCCATTAAATCCTTTCTTTAAATTAATGCAGCTACTATCAACAATAAATCCTACTTGTCCGTCTACTAAGCGATTAACTGCTGTTTCAACAGATTCAATTCTTAAAGATACATCATTACTTGGAGCTGGTTTAGCAATTATGCCATTTTGTCGCAGTATCTGAAATGGTGTTCTTTCATCTGTTTGAGAACGAAAATCACCAGCCGGATCACCCCATATATCCATTTCTAACCCTTTAAATTTTTTTGCTATTTCTCCACGCAATAGTTCACTAAATCTTGTTATACCCATATCAAAGCAAACAAGTTCATGGACTATTTGCCAATTACCCATAGGTAATCTTTGACCAAATACTGCTGCTGGAGTTAATCCAAAATCTATTCCTACATAGACTGTTAATTCTGCAGTCGGTATTGGTTCTTTAGCAATATGTAATTCTTCTTTGAAACCAGAATACACAGGTTTGCCTTCTTCTAGCGATCCTAGTTTATTCATTACATAAACATCAATCCACCCTTTTGTTTTTCCTTTAATAATATTATTATAATAATCTTTTGTTAGATTAGTTTTATTTTCTGCTAATTCATTAGATTCATATCCAGCTAATTGTTTTTCTTTTATTACTTCTTTCATTCCTGATGGCTGTGTATGGAAAGACCAATTATCAGGCTTAACTAACATTAATGCTTCTTCCCTAGAAATATGGTCGGGAACAGGAACATCGCCAGCCATGACAGGCCACCAATGATCTTCTTCAGGAGCGTTGGTATCACAGATAACTCCATACCAAGTAGCTCCACCATCTCGCATACTAGGAAATCTACCAACACGCATAGTACAAGCATCAATAATACTTTTAGGTAGCTCTCTAGCTTCATTAACCCATACTCCTGTTAATTCTAATGATAAAAGTTTTTTTACATCTTCAGGTCTATCTAAAGCAAGAAAGATAACTTCCAAATCAATTTCTCCTTTTCTGATCCTATGTGTATAAGGTACTGACCATGCAAATGGTCCGAAATCTTGTTCAGGAAACCAATCTACCCATGTTTTGATAGTAGTTGTTCTTAACTGTGGATTGGTATTACGAATAACTGCCCATCTACTTTTTCTAGTTCCATCCTTACCTTTTTCTTGTGCTAAAGCTCGTCTAAATATTTCTATACAACAAGCAACTGATTTACCTGATCCAACTGGACCACGAAGTCCACGAAAGAAATCATCTGACTTCATAAAATTTTTTAGGACATCACCATCTGGTTTATAGGAAAATTCTGTCACTTAACTTGTTCTAAATATTTTTTAATCATATCTTGAGCAACTTTCGGACCAAGTGATTCGATAAGTTTATCAGCTTCATTATCAGTTATAAATTCTTTAGGATAATTTTTAAAGTGAATAGTCTTAACTATCTTCCTCAACCTCTGTCGGTCTTGGAAACTTATGTCGAAATGGGCGTTTCCCAAATCTGGCTTTAATGTGTCTATTTTGCCACCCACCGTTCCGAATTTTTCTTTTAGGAATTGTTCTTCTTCGGGTGTCTTGCTGTATAGCTCCTTCTTCTGTTCCTTCGTTAGTTTTGGCTGCATGTAAATATAATTTGAATTGTTCCCAATCCATACATATCATAGGCGAAGTTCTATCTTTTTTCAATACTAATAAATCAGCAGAACCTTTCCATTTATCTAATTGCGTAAAACCTTCCCCATTCTTCCTTGCTTTTACTTCCACATTAGTTCCATCAAATAAATCCTTGACTTGAACATCATGTGGAAATGCTTGGATTGCTCCTGACAAAGGTTGTCGTCTAGCGTTAAATCCTTCTGCTTGAAAGAGCTTAACTATTTCGTTCTCTACTCTAGTACCCTTTACCTTTGCTTTGCTTGACAACTTTCCTCCCAGTTTTCTTTGCTTCTGCTTTAGCTTTCTTTACACCAGATTTAGAATAAGAGAAAGTTTTTTTTCCTACTTTAGGCATGAGCTATTCCTTTTAATTCATTATTTAATTTATAATTAGATGCCCTTAACGCTATCCTATCATCATAGGATTTATCTAGTTTATTCATCAATATCTTTGATGTAGCTGATAATTCTTTATTTAAATCTTTAATTTCTTTTACTTCTTCTTGAAGTGCTTTTACTTGTGAAGTTAGGTCATCTATAGTCATAATCTTCATTCCTTTCATTTTATAGTAATTTGGGTGAACTTTAAACTATAAAAGAAAGAAAGAGAAATTTCAATGCACAGAATTAATTTATAGTAGGTTTTGTTTTAGTAACTCTTATACCACCAATATTATATGTTTTTGTTGTTGTCGTGGTTTTTCTATTCCACCAACCTTTATATTTTTCTTTATTTGCTTTAGCTTCTTTAGCTTCTTTAGCCCATTGGTTTTCCATTTTTGTTAATTTTTTATCTTGTTTTTTTGTTAATTTAGTTTTTTTAGATTTTCTGTAGGCTTTTAAACCTATTTTGGCTGCACCTAATGCTACTCTAAACCAAACCATATTAATCTGGCTGTTTCCAAATATTTTTTAATTTAGCTTTAAGGGATTTTAACTCTTGTTTACGAGCTATTTTTTTAGATTGTTTAACTGCAAATTTTCCAGCAACAACATAACCCGGATGCATATGATCTGTTTTTTTTGCTGCTTTTAAAAATTCCTTAGACTTTATAACATCTT